TTTGTTGTATTAGCAAAGAATAAACGATCTTGATAAAATGTAGCACAAGCCGGCCAACCTGTAGTACTTGACCATGCACCTAGTGCCCAATCAGTTTGAGCTGAACCACTGCCAATTGCTACTACAACTGTAGCAGTTACAACAGTAGCACTAGTATAACCTGTAATTAAGCCATAACCATCTTTTAACCTATATACCCGATCAACATCAGTAGCTGCAAAGGTATTAGCACTCGCAGTTAATGTTCTACCTGTACCTACACTTTGATCGCTAATAGTTAAAGTTGTACTAGTTGTATTATCAGTTAAGTATGGACCATCTTGTGGTTCAAACTTTGTAATAGTAAAAGCTGTATGACCGGTTCTAGTTAATTTACGTGTTTGAAATTCAGGGTGTGTAATATATAAAATATCTGCTGATTGTACAAAGGATAAATCATCTAAGTATTCTTCACCATAAGGGCTTGATATTTCATAGGCAGAACCGCCTGATGTTATTTGACCTTCATTACGATAAAATCTAATGTAGTCATTTCCAAACTCTAGTACATAAGCTTGTGTTGTACTAAATACAAATGGTATTAATCTTTTGTTATTTGTGCTGTCTTTACATTCAGCTATAAACCTTGTGCCTGATCTTTTAGTTAATCCACCATGTGGAAATACAATATAGTTTTGTACAGTCTTACAGCTTTGTGTATATTTTTCTAGATCTACACGACCAAATAGCTTTGGGCTAATTTCACCACCTGTGAAGTTTGTTTGTATCGGAGTGACCTTAGCCATTGTTACTTCCTTGGTGGTGTTTGAATATTAGGTCTATTTAATCCCTGCCTTGATTCTAGCCAGTAGTCTGCTTCTAATGTTTCATAACAATTTTCTTGTGCATCTACATACCTAGCTTCTTTTAATTTAGTTTCATATAGTGTAAACATATCTGACATCGCACTAGTACTTTGTAATAAAGGTTGTGCTAGTTCATATGCAAGCCTTGCTGCTAAAGCATCCTTTAATAAAGGGTCATACTTAGTTATATCTGTATTTAGTGCTACATATCTAATGTTTAATGTATCTTCATCATATAAGATAAAGTTATCTTCAATTTGAAAAGTTTCTAATTCGTTTTCTATATTTATAAGTCTTAAATAATCTGCAGGTAGAGCATATTTATAAGTGTAGCCATAAGCGGGTGCTACCGCGTCTTGTGCTAATGAAACTCGCTTAATTAAGCAATTCCAAGGATGAGCTCTAAATACTGCAGCTCTTGTATCATCAAATAATACACTTGCAGTTGCTGCAGGTTTACTTGTATCTGCTAATGAAGTTATGGCCTCAACACCTAAAAGTGCTAAAGCTCTGTTTACTAAATCTATGTCTGCTGCTGCTGTTGCCATGTTATCTCCAAACCAGGGAGCCCGAAGGCTCCCCTTTTTATACTATTAATCTACAACATACACGATGTAACCTACAAGGTCATCACCGGATGCTATAGCAGTATCTTGTGATGTTGCTCTAATCACAACACCATCTTTACTATCAAATGTATAAGTTCCGCCAGTAGCTTTAACACCAGCTAGCGCTCCTTCTAATGTGAAGTATCCAACAGTATCAACGGATAAACCGTCGATTAAACCGTCAGAATCTGCAGCAACTGCAGTTCCATCAGCATTAGTATAAGCATCAAAACCAAGGTCTAATGTTGCTGAACTTGTAGTCCAGTTACAATATACTCTTGATAGAGAAGTCAGGATACGGCAACGTCCAGCAGGTAACTTAAATAAAGCTACAGATGAAGTTGCATCTCCCGCACCGTCTTGGTCATGCGTAAAGAATGCAATACGCATTCTTCCATGCATTTCGTCCGGTCTTGCTTGAGTAGTAATAGGATCTGCAGTAGCATTTGTATACTCTGTAGATTTTTGAGTTGTTACAGCCATTGTCTATCTCCTATTCTGCGCAAAGTATTTCTACTACTTTTTCTTCTTCCATACGAACTGTACCGAATGAAGCTGAGCAGTATACTTGTGTTGAATTACGTTTATCACGTCTTGGACCGATGTCTACATTAACATCTGCACCTACTGCAAGCAATAGACCAGATTTACTGTAAGCAATACAACGTCTGTGAGACGAAGCATTTGTTTCTACAAGTTCGGTTCTAACGAACTCAAAGCCCATGAACGAATTAACGTCCCCTTGAACTAAAGCTTTAACAGAGTTAAAGTCAGCACTTGTTACTTCAGTTGATTGTAGCAAGTCATTAACCTGTTTTGCTGTCACAATAATGTAACGTGGATCACCAGGATCTGTTTCATTTTGATCAAGTATTTGTTTAGCTCTTCTTAGTTTACCAATTGTAAGACCAGAGTTAGCAGCTGAACCGCTTTCCACATAGTTCACAGCAATTTGTTGTGAAGATGGATGAGTTACAGATGTTGAACCTGTTTTACCTGTGTAGACTGTGCCAAAAGCACCAGCGATTATAATTTCGTCCATTTTTCTACCAAGAGCAAAACCTGCGTTTTGGCTATATGGTGAAGTAGGGTCGATCAATAATCTTATGCGGTCAGTACGATCAATCAATTCTGCCCAGTCAAAGTCACGTAAAGAAACACGTCTTCTATCGTGTGGTACTTGAATGAGTGGAGTATCTTGATGACGACCTGTCACTTCTTGCGCATTTGTAGCACCTATTCTATCATAAAATTCGTACTCAGCATTCTGAGATTCGACTCTTACGAAAGGACGTAGGCGAGAACCTTTTTGTTGCAAGAGGTGCTCAACATTAGCTTTGTACTGTTGCACAAAAGCTGTCGTTATTTGAGTTGACATATTAATGTCCTCCTGTTATAGTTAAACTTCTCGCAGTGGCTACCCTTTCGGACCCCTACTACCCTATACCTGGGTTTAGGCTACGGACTCTATGAGCTACCCGTAATCTGGATTATATACCTTATTTATGCATAATTAAACAGCTTCTTCATTGTCTGGATAAGCATAACCAAATAAATATTCCATTTTCTTAATAGCTTCAGCATGACCTTGCTGTTCTTTATCAGTATATTGATTCATAAAGTTAGGGTCACGTTGTAATCTAGCAATCTCTTGTTGAGCAGATTCAGGTGTCATTTCAAATGATTTAACTTCACCTGGTTCAGCCCCGGCTTCTGACATCATCTTACCAACCTTAGCAAATAGCTTAACAAACATAGGATTATCACCTTGGCCTGTCTCGTCAAACCACTTTAATAGCTCATCACCGCCAAGTTCTTTAGCAGCACGTTGTGATAGGTCTACAGACTCATCAAATGCTTTGCCTAGGTCTTTTTTAAGTTGAACTTGCCATTCTGATCTTACTTGCTCATTACCACTAACAGCTTCTTTATATTCATTACCTAAATATTGTAAGTAACCTGAATATAGTTTATTAGCTTGAGCATTTGTTAAACCAGTCTCATGCATAAGTGTCTTCATTGCTTGATCCATAGGTTCTGAGTGTTCAAAACCTTCTGGTAATTCAACCTTATCAAATTCATATGATTCAGGTCGACCTAAGCGTGTATAAAACTCGCTCATCTCGTCTGGTGATGCATCAGGCCCTGGTAATACAACTTTATCAGCTCCTACCATCTTCTGTGCATTTATATATGATTTAGCTAGTCCATTTAAATCTTTAATGTCTGCTAAACTTGGGTCGCCTGCTATTTCTTGATCTATTCCAGATCTCCAATCAGCTGAGCTACCCGTATCTACTGCCGGTGTCTCTACCGGAGCTTCTGTTGTCTCTACGGACCCTGTTGATTCTTCAACCATTACTATTCTCCATCATTTGTTGAATGTCCTTAGGATCTTTTTGTATGAACCTAAGTATTGATAATACTAATCGACGTTGCCCCTCACGGTGCACTGTCTCATGTGAATCGCCTGCAACATAAGTTGAATCATGTATGAAAGCGCTTTTACATAAATGTTCTAGTACACGTTCTCCGTCTGGTGTGGAAAACACTGCACGATAAGCATCATGTAATTCGTTAAGTTTCGGATGTTTCGTTGCCACCTATTAGTCCTGCCGAATTGGCATCTTTAGCGGCTCCTGCAAGTTGTTGTGCTTGTTCGGCTTGCATAGCTGCTTCTTGTTGTTCTTGTCGTTGTTGTCTCATTTGTGCTACAGCTTCTTCTGGCATCAATGTTTCCATTGGAGCGTCTAGTGTACCATGAGCCCATTTGAAAGCACCATCAGCATCTAAGTTATCAAATATTTCAGGTCTGATATTAGCTAACGGCATTATCTGTTCCATAAAGCGACTAAAGTTAAATACTTGTTGTGACCTCTGAGCTCTCGCTACAGGTGATACATATTCAACTTTAAGCTTTGCGCCTTGTATCTCTGGTGGTGGAGATTCAATAGCTAGTCTTCTTGCCATTATAGCAAATACACGATCAATCAATGGTCCTAAGAACTCTGTTTGTAAGCGACCTACCATCGGGCCTAGGAGTCGCATCTTTTCTTCTTGGCGTTGTAATACTTCTGTTGCGGTCATTTGTGGACCGTCTTGTCTTAACTGTAGCCAGTCAACATGGAATGTTTTAGATATATGTTCACGTCTTGATTCAATAAAGTCTAATCCTATATCAGGTCTTGCATTATTAATTAATGGCTCAATCTTATCTTGAGTACCTGATCTATAGTAATTCAGACCCCCGGGTACGGTCCTTAATGGAAGCATAAAACCATCATCAGGGACGAGTAGTGGGGGGTCAGTCAGCTTTTGAGCTGCTCTGATAACGGTTTTAGTCATTTCGTTTACCATGCGAATATCTGGTAAACAAGTCATAGCGGGGGAACGTCCATATATTTCACCTGCGGTCTTAGACCAGCGAGGTACCATATAAGGAAATTCATTAAATCCTGATTCATCTAATAAAATCTTTTCTTCCATTAATACATAACAGCTACTAAATGGCATTTGTGTGCTCATCTTAGTTTTAGGTGAATATGTATCTCTAGGTTCTACTGCATGTATACAAGTAAACTCTTGATGTGGTTGTTTATATGCAGTCTCAATAAACTTTTCAGGTAGCTTGTCAGGGTACATTTGTACAATCTGTCTAGCTGTATGTTTATATTTTCTATATAGTACATCTACACGACCTTCAGAATCTTCAGCTATATAACACTCAGCTAAGTGAAATGTTCTAAAGTTTATAGGTCTACCTGGTCGGTCATCTACATACATAACAGCTGTACCATATGAACCTAAGTCTAAATATAATTCATGTACTGCAGTTGTAAAGTTAGATTCTGGTGTATTAAATACATTATCAAATAAAGTCTCGGTTGTACCTTGTAGCCAGTTACGTACTGCTTGACTTAAGATATCATTGACTTGTGGTATAGTTAAACTAAACCACTGTTCTGCAGATGATGTAAGAAAGCCATGTAAACCACTTGCAAGCTGTTCATTTGCTAATGGTGCTGTAGAATCATATACTTTATCATAACGTGTACGATCACCTTTGTGACGTTCTATAGAGAAGTCACCACGCCTAGGGTTTACAAAGTCTGTGCAGTCTTGCCATAACGGTTCCCAGACAGCTCTCATAGACTCAAGTTGGCCCATACGCTTTATAATGTGATCGACTTTTGTCTCCATTATGCTTTTCTAGATTTTGGCTTTTTCTTAGCGGTAGTTGCAGATCTTGTAAAGTCAGCTTTTGAAGGAGCTCCTTTAGCACCTTTCTTACGCATTGTCTCTCCTGAGCCTGCTTTTATTCTTTTGCGTTTTGCATGTATGTTTGCATATAATCCCTTTTTAGCCATTACTTTTTGCCTCCTTTTTTCTTAGCTGGTCTTCCTCTTTTTTTACCATATGTTCCCGGTCCTTTTGGCATATTAACTTT